AGTTTTTTAACAATGTGAAGTTTCACAGATTTATAAAGAGGAAATTAATTTATGTGTAATCCCTATGCGTATGCAGCAATCCGAATTGGACAAGCATATATGCAATATCAAGACGACAAAGCGGAAGCTAACTATATAAATGCTAAAACGGACGCAACGGGTAAAAGAATTAGAAATGAAGCTATCTATAAAGATATATCATTACAAAGAAAAAAAGACGTAGAATACGATAAAACTGCTGCTGAAAAATTTAAAATTGCAATAGAGGCAAAAGAGAAAAAAGGTAAAGTTAAAGTACAATTATTTGAAAGTAATCTTGGTGGTAATTTATTTACTTATCTTACAGGAGATATAGATAGACAAGAAGGTAGAGCTTTTGAAGTACAAGATATTAACTACGAAAATGTAACAAGAACTATTGAAGAAGATAGATTAGCTTGGAATAGACAATTTACTAATCAGATATTTGCATTACCTAGAGTAGCAAAACCAAACTTTACTAATTATGCTTTAAGTGCAGCAGGAGATATAACAAGTGTCTTTTTAGCTTCTTCAGCACCTTCTACTCCAAACGCAGGAAGTAGTGAAATAACAAGTGGTTCAGATAGCGGATTTAGGTACTAACAATGGCGATAGATACAAAATTAAATATAGATACAAGTATTAGAAGTAGAAGTGATACAATTACTCCGAACATAAGACAAGATGGCGGACAGATGGATAGGTTTATGTCTTTAGCTGACGCTTTACAAGACTTTAATCCTGCATTGAAAGAATTCGTTGTCGACAAAACAAAAGAAAAAGGAAAAGAACAAGCCCTTGAAGGTGCAAATGCAATCAATGGTATGACTATTGAAGAAGCAAGAGAAGCACACAAAGCAGGTTTTCCCGACATAGAAAACCCGTGGGCTAGATATGGTGCATACAAACAATATGCAGTTAACTCCGCAAATCAATTTTTATATGACGCACAATTAACTTACAATTCAAATAAAGGCGATAAAAATTATAATTGGGAAGCAGATTATACAAATGCTTATAATACTTACATTGAAGGTAAAGATGGCGACGCTTATTTTATGTCAGCTCTTAATGAAGCAAATCAAGGTTTTAGAGAATGGGTAAATACACAAGAAGTTGAAAGACAAAGTAAATTTTTAACTGAAGATGTAAAAAAGAATACTGGATTTACTTTAAATACATTACCACAAAAAGTAATGACAAGATTAGAAGTTGATTGGTTAGCAAATTATACAGGAGTTTATGATTTTGATGATACTGGGTATGCAGAAGAAAAACAAAAATTTATTACAGAAAATTTTAGAGAGTATTGGTTTGAAGAATTAGATAATATTAAAAAGAATTTAAATCCTGCAATAACTTTATCTGATTTAGATAATCAAATTTTAATATCAGCAGATAGACATTTGGAAATATATGGTGGTGGTACAATTGCTGATCTTTATGCTGAAATGTTATTTCAAGCAAGACCTGATGGTACACCTGCAATACAAGATAATCCAAAATATACTGCCAAAGTTTTAGCTTGGAAAGAAAAGTATCAAGCAGCTAAAAGAGTTTCTAATTTTGAAAACGATTTTAAATATGGTTCTGTTTTAAATTATACTGATACTGATTATAAAAAGTTATCAAATGATATGTTTGCTCAAAAAGTTGCTTTTTATAAATCACAAAATTTAAGTGATGGAGCTGCAACAATGGCAGCATTTCAAGAATTAATGCCTTTTCTTGGAAAAAATAAACCAATTAAAGCAATACAAGATTTATTAAATAGACCTATTGGTCTTACTCCAACAGGTATTGCAACAGAAGATAGTAAAGCAGCTTTATCCATAGCTGTAATGTTATCTCAAAATGGAATGCTTGGTGGTTATTTTACAGAAAACAATAAAAAGAATGCTTTGCTTTGGAGTATTGCAGTTAGAAAAATTAATGCAGGAGAACAACCTGAATCAGTATTAAATGAGTTAGGTAGATATTCTGCTAGTTATAATTTTAGACCTTTAATTACAGCTGATAAAGAAAGTCTACAAAATACTTTTTCTGATGTTGATTATACTAATGCAAAAAACAATGTAATTATAAATGACATTGCTACTTGGTATAAAAGTATATCTCCTTCAGATGAATGGGAAGCTAACGCAAATCAATTTATTAAAGATAATTATGTTGTCTATAATGGAGATTTATACTCTAAAAATAAAATGCAAATGATGGGTATTCCAGTTGAGAATATGGAATTAGCAAAAGAAGTTATTGTAGAAGTATTAAATAAAAAGCTAATAGCAAATGCAGATAACATTGAATATAACGATTTAGATTTATTTAAAGAAGAAATAGAATTTAAGGATCAAGAAGAAAACATAGTAAAAATATCTGCCCCTAATGGAGACGCATTTAAATCTTTAGCTGAAGTTGTAAAAATAATTCCTGCTAATATGACGGGTGCAGAAATTAAAAAAAGATACAACATAGATTTTAAATTAAATAGTAAATCTATGGTTATTGCTAAAAATCCTAAACCTTCTGAAGAAATAGTTAAAGATAATATTAAAGATCAAAATAGATTAAGAGATTTTGAAGTATTAATAATGGATAATGGAGAGATTGGTCTTTCATTAAAAGCAGGTGTTGAAACTTATCAATTACCTTCAACATACACTACTAAAGACGGAAAAGTATTTTTCTTAACTATTTCATTAGAAGAATTACACAAAGGATTAGAAGCTAAACAAAATGTAGTAGATATAAATGCAAAAGGAGAACTACTTAAAAAAGATAAAAAGAAACAAAAGAAAGTAAAAAAATCCAAAGAAGAAAATAAACAAACAGAAGAAATGTTAGATTTAAGTGGATATGGAGAAATTAAATAATGGAAAATAAAATAAATTGGGATTTTATAGCAGAACTAGAAGGTGCAGCTATAAAAGTTGGTTATGTACCTTCAAATAATTCAGGAGTAACAATAGGAACTGGATTTGATCTTAAAGAAAAAACAGAAGAAAACATAACTAATTTTGGATTTTCAGAACCCTTAATTGAAAAATTAAAACCATTCTTTACTTTAAGTGGTGCGGAAGCAAGTGAAGTTGCTAGTAATTTAGTATTAGATGATAGTGAAGTAGCAGAATTAGATCAAAAATCTAAAAATTATTATGCTTCATTAGTTGCTAACAAATACGAAAAAGATAGCGGTAAGTTATGGAATGATTTAGATAAGAACCAACAAACAGTAGTTGCTTCAGTAGGTTTTCAATATGGTAGTTTTTCAAGAACTCCTAAATTTTGGAGTGCAGTATTAGATGGAAATTGGGAACAAGTAGAAAATGAATTAAGAAATTTTGGCGACGATTTTGGTACTAGAAGAAACAAAGAAGCAGATTTGCTTCTAATGAGTAAAAAAAAAGCTGAAGATGTAAAAGTAGCATTTGAAGCTGTAAAAGCTAAAAATTTAAATTACGCTAATGAAGACGACGGAGAATTATTTTTAGATCAATTATACAAAACATACCAAAATTTTAATAATCAAAGAATTGAACCTACTCTTGGAGAAGGTTTTGAGGCAGCGTCTAAAGATAATATGTTGCCTTATGTTGTTGCAAGAGCATTAACATTTCCTACTTTTGACGGAGATGGTTTTTCTTATGAACAAAATAAAGAATACATAGATAAAAGATTTAAAGAATTAAATATAAGACCAGATTTTTATGGAGAATTTGCAGGTGTTATTTCTAAAGAACATTTTGAAGCTACACTTACTAGAGTTAAAGAACACCAAGATCGTAGAGAAATATTAGATAGATTAGGTTGGAAGGGTGTAGCCCTTGATGTCGGTGCTTTTATATTAGACCCGACTACTTGGTTAGGTTATGGAGCTGCAACAAAACTTTTAAGCGGTACTCTTATGTCTACAAGACTTACAAGAATGCAAAAGTTTTACAGATCAGGTTTAGCTTATGGTACAACTGAAACAGCTTTGTTTGCACCTGTCGCTTGGGAAAACCCTACTTACGGAACAAGTGATGTAATTATCGCTGCTGCGTTAGGTGGCACTCTTGGAGGAGGCGTTTCTGCAATATTTACAAGAAATCTTAATCAAATTGCAAAAGCAGAAATGCTACAAGATATTAAAGAGAGTGGTTCAAAGTTAACTAAAAAAGGCGAAAAAGAATTTAAAAATGTAGAGAAACCACTAGATACAAAAAAATTAGAAGTAACAGAAGATATTACTGAAGATTTAAGCGAAATTAAAGATAAAACAATTATGATGGGTAGAGTAAGAGATATGCCCTTTGGTTTTATCTTTCCATTTACTCGTTCTGGGGCTTTGGGAACAAGTAAATCGGAATTAGTTAGATTATTTAATTATTTAGGTATGGAAGAACCCGTAGGGTACACTTTTAAAAAAGGTACTAAAAAAGCGGGTCAAGTAGCACCACAAGACGATACAGTTGAATTGATCAAAAACTCTATTACGCAAGGGGGTCATAACATTGTCTATGGAGACGTGTTAGACGCTATGAAAGAGTATTTAAGAGTTAAAGGACACGGAGTAGTAGGTCAATGGGTAGCTGTAACTGCTAAAAAGAAATTTATGATGGAAGTGGCGGAAGTCATTAGAAATCCTAAAAGTCCATTAGCAAAAGATGTAAATATTTCAAAAGCTGCAAATGCTTACGCAAATGGCTTTGAGTTTATGCAGATGAATATTGTCAGATATAAATTAGATGGCTACGAAAAATTCTTAAATAAAAATGGATTAAATAAATTAAAAGAAAATAAAGTAATTAATCTTCAAACAGATTTAATTAAATTTAGAGAGTATTTACCAAGAAAAGGTAATGCTGAAAGATTTAATGCGTTACAACAAAAATTAAATGGTAAATTTGATAATGTTGTAGCTTTAATTAAAGGTGCAATTTTAGATGAACAACCTTTGTTAGCACAAAAAGGTTCTACTGCTAAAGTAGAAGGTACAATAAAATTACAAAGTCAAAAACCTTTAAAAGAAGCTAAAAAGAAAGTAGACGCTAGTCTTAAAGAATTAAAGAAAAAAATAAAAGAATTAAAGAAAAAGAAACCTAAAGAAACAGCTCCTAAATCTCTTGCTAAATGGAATGAAAAATTAAATGGTTTAAATAAAAAAGTAGAAGATTTAAAAAATGAAGGAATAGATTTAGTAGAAGCTATTAAAAGAGGCGATACTAAAGAAATAACAGTTGCAGCTAATAAAGCAGAAGTATTAGCAAAAGCTATTGCAAGAGCAATGCAACAAACAACAAAATTTGGTGGATTTGATATTGCAGAATTAGTTGCAAAACGTGATCCCGATAGTATGAGATTATTTTTAGATGACGCTATGCCTGATGTAGATAGTGTTACTAAAGAAGCTCTAATTAAAGAATTTACAGATAATATAGATTTAATTACTTCAGGTAGATTAGAAAGTAGAATTAGATTAAATGAAACTTTTGAAACTACAATAGATGGTATTAAAGTTAGATTTGATGAATTATTAGAAAATGACGTTGATTATTTATGGCAGTCTTATGTAAATGAAATGTCAGGTCTTATGGGTCTTGCAGGACGAATGGGACTACGAAGCAGAAAAGATATAATAAATTATCAAAGAAAATTAAATCAATCTATTGATGAAGCGTATGCTGATAAAGGTGGTAGATCAAGATACGGAATATCGAATGAAAGAATTGCAAAAGAAGAAAAGAAAACAGTAGATAGTTTCTTTAAAAATATTTTAGGTAGAACAGCTGAAGATGATCCAACAGATATGTTTTCTACTTCTTTAAGAAATTTAAGAAAATTCAATTTTATGAGAGTGCTAAACCAAGTAGGTATAGCACAGTTGCCTGAATTTGGTATGGCAACAGCACAACAAGGATTTACTACTTTATTACAAGAAGTACCTCATCTTAAAACCTTAATGATAAAAGCACAAAAAGGTCAATTAGATGATACTTTCTTTCAAGAGTTAGCTGAATTAGGTAGTGCTAATGGTACAGAATATTTAGCGAGAGCAGTTACTTCAACAGATGTAGAAGATATTGGTCAAACTGCGGTTGGACGTTCAGTTGAAGACGCAGGTATTAAAGATAAATTTCACGGAGTTAGAGCAGTTGGAGAAAAAGCAACAGGATATTTTTCAGGTTTATTTTTAATAGATAGTATGCAGCGAAGATTAACAATGAGATTATTTGTTAATAGAATGGCAAAAGATTTAATTGATGTAGCTGATAAAGGTAAGAATTTAAAAAATTTAGGTAAAAGATTAAATAGATATAGAGTTTTAGGTTTTACTGATGAAGAATTATTAGAAATAGCAAAAGAATTTTCTAGCAAGAATGTAACAATGGAAGTTACTTCTCTAGGTAGACGAGTTAAGAAGTTTAATTTTGCTAATTGGAAAAACCAAGATTTAGTTTTAAAATTTGCTAGACGAGTAAATAGATATACTCAAAGAGCTGTTCAATATAATTATCTTGGAGATACAAATAGATTTTTTACAGATAAAGCATTAGGTAAAACTATGGCTCAATTCAGGTCGTTTATTATGACGGCTTGGTCTAAACAATTTTTACATAATATAGCAATGGCAGATTTTTCAGCATTCGCTACTGCTATGTATACAACTATGATTGCAGGATTAGCTTATGTAGGTCAAACTAATCTTAATGCAATTGGTATGAGTGATTTAGAAAAGAAAAAATACTTTAAAAAGAAATTTGGAGATATTGCACAAGGAGATTATTCAAATTTAGCAATGGCTTCATTTCAAAGAGCAGGTTGGTCTTCATTGATCCCTGCATATTCAGATTTATTTTTAAGTCAACTAATGCCTGAACATAGATTTAATTATAGAACATCAGGACTAGAAGTTAATCTTTGGACGGGTAATCCCACTTATGATTTATTAGGTGGAGTTGCTAAAACTTTAAGTTCAGTAATGAAATCAAGTAGAGGCGATTATAGTTTTTCAAGAACAGATCTAAACAGAATGATGAGATTATTACCATTTCAAAATTTATATGGAATAAACAATATTCTTAATTTTATAAGAGATGAAAGTGGATTACCACTTAAAGGAAGTAGGAGTTATTTATAATTATGGCATTTTCGGTAGATACATATACAGGAAACGGAAGCACAACGAGTTTTAGTGTTACGTTCCCATACATAGAACAAGCTCACGTTATAGTAACTGTTGATGGAGTAACTAAAACTTTAAGTACAGATTATTCTTTTAGTAACTCGTCAACAATTGCTTTTACTTCTGCACCTGCTAATTCAGCAGTAATAAAATTTACTCGATCTAGTAATAGAAATGCTAGACTTGTAGATTTTCAAGATGGATCGACTTTAACAGAAGCCAATCTTGACCAAGATGGAAACCAAGCATTCTTTGTTGCACAAGAGGCAATAGATAAAGTTGGAGACGCTATTGGATTAAATGCAAGTAATTTATGGGACGCACAAAATAAAAAAATTCAAAATGTTGCTGATCCAACATTAGCACAAGACGCTTCTACAAAAGCATATACAGATTCAATATTAACAACAAATAATACTGCGGTTGCTAATGCAACGACCCAAGCAAATAATGCTGCGGCGAGTGCTACGGCGGCGGCTAATTCACAATCGTCGGCTTCTACGTCGGCTGCAACGGCAACTTCACAAGCTACGGCAGCAGCAAATTCAGCAACGGCAGCAGCGAATAGTGCGTCAAGCGTTAATGTAACAACAGGATTAGTAATTGCAATGGCAATTGCTCTTTAAATAAAAAAGGAAAATAATGGCTCAAAACTTTAGAAGATACCCAAAAAACAATGTCGGCACTTCTGTTGAAGATGTTTATACAGCAGATAGTTACGATACAATAGTTGGAATAGCTTTAACAAATGTTCATACAAGTTCTATTGATGTTGATGTTTATATCAATGATGGAACAAACGATATTTATTTAGTTAAGTCAGCACCAATTCCTGTCGGATCACAATTACAATTAATTGATGGCGGGGCAAAGGTTGTTGTCCAAAATGGAGATGTTATTAAAGTAAAATCTAGCGTTGCAAGTTCTTGTGATGTTTGGATTTCTGCGGTTGATAGCATAAGTACATAATGGCGTATATCGGTCAAAGCCCTCGTGGTGTAATAACAACTTCAGCAGAAATACAAGATGGTGCGGTTGAATTAGTTGATATAGCTTTAGCAGCTAGAGAACAATTAGGTAATACAGATATTTATGGATTTGTAAAAACGAATGGTACAGGAAATCAAAAAGAAGACCTTGTACTTCATTATACAAATGGTGCTGATAATTTATCAGTATCTAATAACAATGCTGAACAAACTGATTTATATGATGAAAGTTTTTTTAGTAAAAAAGGACTTACGTTTTCAGTAGACGCAAATGGAAATCTGAACGTAACAGTTTAAAAATAATATAAGGAGAAAATAATAAGATGGCGACAGTAAATCTAGGTCGGATAAAGCCAGTTTTTAGAGGTGCTTATAATAGCTCAACAGCTTACGTTGTTGATGATATTGTTACAGATTCAAATGAAACTTTCATTTGTATTTTAGCGTCAACTGGTAACGCAACGTCCAATGCGACCTATTGGACAAAGTTAGCAGCGAAAGGTACTGATGGTACTGACGTTGGAACAACAATTACTACACAGGGAGATATTCTTTATCGTGATGGAAGTGGATTACAAAGATTAGCAGCAGGAACAAGTGGACAATTTCTTAAAACACAAGGTTCTGGTGCAAATCCAGTCTGGGCAGATAATTCAGCAGTAGCAGGTTCATTAGCATTTGGTGCTTACAACAGTACTGATAGTAGTGCATTAAATAGCTCAAGTAATACAGAATTAGTTTTTAATGCTGAAAAACATGATGATGCTAGTAAATATGATGTTTCAAATGGAAGATACACTCCAGGAGTTGCAGGAATATATTTTGTATCTTCTCATATAACAGTTAATGATATTAATGGAACTGGTGATGATTTCTATTTAAAATTTTGCATTAGTGGAGATACTAGTACAGTAGCTAATGGACAAACTAGATATGGTGGAAGTGGTGCAAATTTTTCAGATTTTCACGCATCAGCAGTAATTAAATTAACAAATAATTCTGACTATATTTCTTGTTGGGCTTACCAAGACGCAGGTGGAAGTAGAGTAATTCAAGGAAATTTAGGTTGGTTTTATGGATTTAGATTAGCTTAAGGAGAATAAACATGGAAAATATAATATATAAAATAAAAGCATACGCAAAATCAAAAAGTGTAAATGATATTAATTTTCAAAGTGATGTAATTGTAGTTAAACCATCTGATGAAGATAGTAAAATTCAAGCATGGAATTTAGATATTCCTAAACCAACTGCTGATGAGTTAAATTCTTTTGAAGATGAGGCTAATACAATGAAAGCAGAAGATGATGCTAAACCCACTAGAGCAGATTTAAAAGCTAGTGCTAAAGCAAAGTTAATGGCAGGCGAAGCATTAACAGAAGACGAAGCAAATACAATAGTTTTATAATAAGAAAATAAATGGCATTAATTACAATTAAAAACGCAGCAATTAATCTTGACGCAAGTGAGATACCGAACCTAGACGCAAGTAAAATTACGTCAGGTCAATTTGCGGACGCTAGAATTAGTAGTTCAAGTGTTGTAGCACATTCTCCGCAAACAGATTTACAACCTGTCAAATCAGATATATCTGCTTTAGCTTTAAG